CTCAGCTCTGTCTTTTCTGCAGGCTTCTCAGCATCCGGCTCCTCTTCCTTTTTCTCCGGGAAGAGCTTCTTATAGGCCTTCACAATCTCCATGGATGCGGAAAGCATTCCTATAGCCTTGTTTTCCGAATCCGCAGCAACGCTTGCAATTCTGCCGCAAGCTTCGTAGAAATCCATCTTGGAAATCTCCGCCCTCTCACTTCTTGCACTTTCTTTCCAGTCCTCGTAATCCTTCATGCTAATTTTCATTTCTGTTCCTCCTTGTCCTTTGAAGTAGCCTTATAATCTACGCTTTTAGCAAAAAAAATCCGCTCTTTGTCACTCAGCGTTTTTATTCCAAGTAGATGGCACAATCTATCTGCCTCTGGAATAGTGAACGGGTTGACATTGCGGACTTTTTTTGAAAAACCAGCTCTGGACAAGCCCAGATAGCTGGCTACATATGAGATTTTATATCCGTGTTGCTTGATGATCTTGAGAAGAAGATCTGAGTTTGTCATCTTGTATCCCTCCTTTCAGTAGATTTTTGATCTACTCGTAGAGTACAACAGTTTGCCGTTCATGTCAACTATAGTATGCAAAAAAGTTGATTAAAAATATACGTTGTGTTATGTTGATAGCGGAGGAACGCATATGAATTTCGGAGACAGGGTAAAAAAGCGACGGCAGGATCTTGGATGGACACAGGAAGAGCTTGCCATGCATATGGGATATAAGTCCAAATCAACAATCAATAAAATAGAATTAGGAATTAACACTGTGTCTTTGCCAAAGGTTGCTGAGTTTGCAACTGCTCTTGATACTACTACATCCTACCTAATGGGATGGGATAAAGAAGATGACGATGCAACGCTAAGTGACAGACTGCTGACAAGGTACAGGGAGCTGGACGATCTGGATCAGGCAATGGTCCGGAGGCTTCTGAAGTGTGATGAAGATTTCAATAAAGTATAGGAGGGGGATATGCTGAAAGGTTTCATATTATGTTTGATTGCTACCTTTGCTGGTTGGCTATCTTATCGAGACGAGCAGTACCTCAGATATACCAGATGGCTGTACCGGAGGAAAGAGCCTGCCACGAAAGAAAACTCGTTCGTATATAAAAAACGACGTTTTGATAAAGAGGCATTTATCAACGGAGAATCCGCCTATATCAGGTCTCTGAAGGAAGAAGATCAAACCGCCGGGTATGAAAAATTAAAGAGAAATAAAAAATTAAAAAGCAAGTACCCGGAATACTATTTTTCTTTAATGAGCGCTTATAAAAAGGTGCTCAGCGAAAAAGAATCTGTAGAAGATGATTTTCCCCATGTAAGCGAACAAATTATGGGGTCAAGAGACGATTTCATGCTCTGTAATACAATGCCACAGGGCGATGACTATCCGGACGGTTTCGAGGATGTCGATCTGTCCGAGGACGAGATAAAAGATACTCCGGCAAAGAAAGATAAGAAACGATCATTGGCGATTCCGCTTCTCATCTTCTTCGTTGTGATATTGTCCATCACGGCAATTCTTCTCCCGATCGGAACATATGCCATCGGATCAGAATCCGGATATACGAAAGGCTATACAACCGGGCACAATGACGGAGAGAAAAAAGGAAAGGAAGAGGGATATAACGAAGGGTATTCTGACGGTCAGGATGATGTAGATATCACTGAGTACTATCAGGATGGATACGATGATGGATATCAGCAAGGATATTCTAATGCTTATGATGTCGGATGGTATGATGCGATAGATGGGTATGGATATTTAGGAAACTATGGGGACAGCTATTGAAAAGCAAATAACCGGCAAATGACAGGCAAATAAAAAACCGCCCAGTGTTGGCGCACCGGGCGGATCCGCTCCGAAGAGCAGTATTTTTTTGATCCTATGGGAAGAATCATACATATACTATCATCTCCGGAGCGCCAATTCAAACGGCGCTATTTTTGCGCCCATTTTCAGGAGGTGTATGAATGAAAGTAACGAAATTACCAAGCGGAAATTATAGATGTCGCGTATACGTAGGGAAGGACGCTTCCGGGAAAAAGATGTGGAAGTCGATCACCGGACCGGACAAGAAGAGGGTAGTGCTGGAAGCCAGTAAATTCTCCGTAGAGCGGGACGCAAGCGCTCCCGTCGTTGATACAGCATCCTTCAGGCACGCAGCCGACACGTTTTTGGGCTCCCACGAGTCTGTGCTGAGCCCTTCGACCTATCGAGCATATAAATGCTTTCTGAGGATCTACGAGAGCAAATTGCCCCTATTCTGCGAGAAATCCATATATACCATTTCTACTGCGGATCTGCAAATGGTCGTGGACTTCTTCGTGCGGCAAGGCCTGAAGCCGAAAACCATCCGGAATTACTACGGTTTCGTGTCTGCGGTCCTTGTCAATGCCGGGATCAATGTCCGGCCCCCAAGACTTCCGCAGAAGGAACGCCCGGAAATTTACATACCGGATGAGGCTACCGTGCGGAAGCTCCTCCAGCTTGTAGAAGGAACAGAACTGGAGATCCCCGTCCTGCTGGCAGCGTTCGGCCCGCTCCGTCGTGGAGAAATCTGTGCCTTGTCGATGGATGACATCAAAGACGGAATATGCCATGTTCATCACGATCTCGCGCAGAACGCAGACGGAGAGTGGGTGGTTAAAGCCCCAAAGACCTACTCTTCCGACAGATACATTGAGCTTCCTGCCTTCGTGGTAGATACAATCAATCGGAACGGTTCCATCACAAGTCTTACTCCGGATCAGATTTCGTGGAAGTTTTCCGACGTCTTGGAGCAGAACGGTCTTCCACATTTCCGGTTCCACTCTCTCAGGCATTTCTGCATCAGCTACCTGCACAGCATCGGTATCCCGGATGTGTATATCATGCAGAGATCCGGGCACTCTACGGCGACCGTACTCCGGGCCGTCTACACGCATACTCTGCAGGACCGTTCAAAGACAGAGACGGAAAAAATCCTCGGGAAGTTTTCCTCTTTCAGAGAGTAATTTCGTGTCAACTTTTCGTGTCAACTCTGCCGCTAAAACGGTGCTTTTTTCGCTATAATCGTAGCGTTTTCGATACGGCCTGAGCACTGAAAAACCCCGTAAATTCAAGGTTTTCTTGAACTTACGGGGTTTTCTCATTCACTGGGCTAGTAGGATTCGAACCTCATTGGTTTACATTAAAAACGTTGAAAGAAAAGGATTTTTCACACTCCGTGTCAACTCTCCGTGTCAACTCCATCAGAAGTGCTTCGCTTGCCGGATCTCCTCCATGACTTCATTATACTTCTCTGGATGTAGAAATTTGATTTCGTCCATGAGGGATCCGACGATCTCCAGAAACTCCGGAAGATCAATATCGGAGCATGCTGATATAAATTCGTTGCTTGACTTAACCTCCGGAAGCTTCATTCTACATCTCCTTATAGATTGACTGATAAGTCTTTGCGGCTGCAATTGCTTCAATCTGCTTCTTCTCTGCGTAGCTGCAGATCTCCTGCATAGCTTCACTGAAGCATCCCTCTTCTTTCTTCTTCTCAATCACCTTGCTAAGAGCTTCGTGCAGCCTTGTAGCGTGTGTTCCTTCCTCTGCACTGATGGTTGCAAGGGTCGATGCGACTCCCGGCATCTTCTCCTTCAGTGCTGCCGCCCACTTCGCATAGTGCTTCATATCCTCGATCTCTTCGTCGATCTGGTCGAGGAATGCATTGATCTGATCCATATGCCCTCCTTATGCCAGTTTGACGATGCATCCGGATACAAGGTTTACCGTTCCGGCTGCTGCTCCCTCTGCGCCTATGAGGAGCTGGATCCGCGTAGGTTCCTGACAGCAGCACGTAGCCAGGTATCGGACCGTCCCTGTTTCCATGACGGAATCCCCGACTGCAAGGGTCTGCGTCCTCTTTGTTTCCTGCAGAGGAATGCCATTCTTCGCCATCTGGAGCGATACATCTCCTGCCGCTGTCGCATTGATGTTGACGGCGAATTCGATCTGGTAGAGGCCACCGTGCTCAATCTCGATTGCAGCGGGCAGGACCTTGACGGAGGCTCCGGTGTCGGTGACTTCCGATCCAAGCAGGTTGAGCGCTGCCGCAGCGCTTCCGATAGTCTGCGCAGCAGTGTTGTAGAACTGCGCAGAGGATTTATAGTGTGGGTTTTTAAGACAGTTACAATTTGCCATTGTGTATTACCTCGTATGAAAGACCCCGCCGCCATACAGCGGCAGGGCGTACAGTTAGTTGTAGTTTCCGCAGCACGGAGACGGGTTGTACGGATACACTCCGTATGCGTAGGGATTCGTTCTCGGAATCCCGCACATTGCCGCCTGAAGCTGAAGCTGATTGATCTGGTTCTGCATGTCAGCCATGCGGTTTCCAGCAATCGCATCGAGCACCTTCTGCACCTGTGCAGTGGTGGTCTGGTTGATGGATGCGGTGTTGATAGCGCCCTCGTACTTCACGCCATCAATCGCTCTCTGTGTATCGCAGCAGCATTTCTGCATTCCAGCGAAACCGTTGTTCGTAGCTGCTTCGAGGTCACGAATTTCACCAAGTACGTTGTAATTCGCGTCCTTGACAGCTCCGGTTGTGTCGTAAGCGCTCTGTCTTACTGCATCAACAATCTCGTTGTTCTGTCTTTCGAGCGCCGCAAAATCGGTCGATCTCTGGACATCTCCAACGGTTGCTCCGCGATCTCCGGTTTTCCCGCCGAAAAGACCGCCACCGCCACCGATTGCAAGCAGGATCAACAGTGCAAAGATCCACATACCGCCGCCGCAACCACCGGCACCTTCATTTCCCATAACGGCTGCCATATCAGCCGGGGACATTGTTCCATCCATAATTTAACCTCCTTATGTCATGGAATCCGGGCCGATAAGACCGTTTATAAGATAGAAGTCTGCGCAGACTATCTAAACAATTTACTCAGGGTTTGCAGGATGCCACCCCTGTTTTCTTTTAAAGGTGTGAGAATTATGTCAGGGTCAATTCCCATCTCGCGGCATTTGTTGTAAAATGCTTTCTGAGGGCCGTATAGTTTGGCTTCTCTCAGTGCCTCCTGCAGTATGCCGGGGTTATTCTGGATCTGTGATATCAGCTCTTCCGGTGTTTTCTCCGGATTTCTGGGCTTCCTGTCTGGAAATAGCGTGCTGGACATCTGCAAGTTCCCTCCTTAAGGCGTCAAACTCATTCCTCGTAATCGTGTCGCTGGGAGTCTCTACTTTTACAAGATCGAAGGTGTATCGGATCTTCGGTCTTCCGGTTATCTCTCCGACATTTGAGACAATGTATACACGGTCCTGCTCATCATCAAATACCGCCGCTGTCGTTTCTGGCGGAAGATTGACCTGCTCCGCACCGCTTGCACCGGTGCATCGAAGCAACTCATTCTGCTGTCGCATCGCCCCGTAGTACGGATACATCGGATACCCATTCATCATATTTCTTGACATAATTCTCACCTCCCAAAAATAATTTTATGCATTAAAATTGCATACGTCTTTTGTGGTTTTTTCTTAAAAACACCAAATCTTTTTGGTGCTCAACCAAAATAGGAGGAAAAAATAGGAATGAGTAGGCGAATATCTGATAATCTTGTATCTGTTTTGCACGAGTCGCGTGTTTTGTCTGGGACCACGCAGAAAACTTTAGCTGATTCTTTGCATAAATCAGTCGCGACGATTCAGTACTGGGAGACCGGTACAGTGCAGCCGCCGTTCTGGGCTGTCGTGGAATGGATCGAGACATGCGGATATAATCCTCTTCGCTTCTACTTAAATTACCTGTATCCGGACAAGTTCAAGCATATCTGGAGCGACGATCCGCAGAAACTTCGCAGTGCCATAGCAGAGTATTATCTTTCTGCTGCTCCGGATTCTGAAGTTAAGAAGATGGCATACAGCATCTTCGGGCCAACCGGCTCCTCATGGCAGGGACAGGTGGATGAAATCTGCGCCGGGAATCAGTTGCCGATCAGTGCCCGGATTGATGTTGCAGAGGTCATATACTCGAAGTATTGCATGGCAAGAGATACCGGGACCATTCTGCATCCCGATATGGTGCAGCCTGATATGGACAATCTGAGATCCTCGATTGATGCATGTAAGAAAGCAGTGATAGATGGCCACACGGAATATTGCGCATAAAAAGAGCGCCCCGGAGGAATGAGGGCGCTCATAAACCGCAGCATGTGCTGCGCGGTTTTCAGTTGTGATTGTGCCATCCGGTTATCGCCGCGATGGCACATATCGCTCCAAGAATTCCGATGCCAATTGTTGTTACGGCAAGGAGCGATATCGTACAGATGATTTCTGACATCATTTCTTTATGTAATCGAGGCACACCCAACCGCCAATATTGGTAAGCTTGCCCCAGCCGCCTTTCTCAGCTTCAATGCTCACGACCATGCCAGCAGGGAGCCGGAAGTCATGATCTCCGATCTTCATCACAGGATTCTCTGTCCCTGCTCCGGTCCTTACATTCAGATAGCTGCTGACATTGACGATCCCTGCGTACTGCTTCACTTTTCGTGCCTCTTCCTTTCCAGATCCTTTGTACCGGAGGGCCTTCTGCCATCCTTTTGAGTAGACATAGTAGCTCCGGACGCAAATCTCACGCCCCGTCTGGTCTCCGGTCTTGCCTCCGGTTGCACGTCCTCTCTCGTTGATGCTTGCGTGGACGATCTGACTATTCCCGATGTACATTGCGACGTGGTGCTGTTCGTTCAGCAGGATGTCGCCTCTGCAGAGCCCGGCCCCTGTTGTAAAGTCCACAGTGGATGTGACATCCCGGAAGCCGTTCTTCAGCATCGCCTGTCGCATGTTCCCCGTATAGGTGGCCCCTGCCTTAATCAGTGGCACTCCTGCCTGATCCCATGCTGTAATCAGGAACGAGGAACAGTCATAATCGGGCCCCCATCTCTTTGTCTGGTCGTATCCATGAGAAGGATCCTTCGCGATCTTGAGGGCCCACTGTATAGCTTTATCTATTGTCATTGCTGCCATTGTTGCCGTCATATGCCTTTCCCTCTGCAATATGCATTCCCTTTACTGCAGCCTCGATCAGTACGCGGATCTGTCCCTGTGTTACCGAAATATTATTTTTAGCGCACCAATCTGCAATGAGCTCTATAGCCTTGGCTCTTCGTTCATCTCCGGTCTTCTGCCAGAAGAGCTGCTGTACAGCATATACGGCCTGCCTGACATAATTCTCAAGCTGCTCCGTCTTCGTAGCTCCGACCTTCTGCCGGATCCAAGGGAGCAGATAACCGCAAAGAAGAAATCCTGCAAGCATCAGCGCCAGCCTGACAATTTCCATTACCATCTCATCCATTTCCTTCATCCTCACTTTCTGCCGGATCCAATCCGGCCTTAAAATCTTCGAGGCGCTGCTTCTTCTCCTGCCTCGTCTCAAAGAAACTCTTCAAAAAATACCCAAGGCCTACGCCAAGGATGCAGCCTACCCACTTCTCGCCAAGCTCCTCGTATCCTTCCACGCCAAACATCGCCAGAAGGTACGGCATCATGCCGCCCACGAGCCCGGCGATCAGCATCACAGTCACCCACCTCTTGGTATAGGTAGCCTTACTCCTGATTTGTCTTCTCTTCATAAGCCTCCCCCTTTAGCTCATCAATCGCTCTCCATGCTGTTTTAATCGACTGCTGCATCTTGATGATGTTGTCATGGTCCTCACGCTGCATCTTGTCGGATGCTTCCTGTCTTCCTTTCATCTCTGTCATCATGGATAAAAGGTTGTCGATCTTGAGAGTGAGAGTCGTTATGTCGGAAGTGCTTTCCTTGATGCTGTTTTTGTTCGCAACATAAACGGAGAGAAAAAGTGCTGCACACGTGCAGACAAGAGAAATCCAATCCTTCGATACCATCATTCACCTCATGCAATTACTGCAGTTTCTTTCTTCTTATCCCCAAGGTACGCAATTCCTGTCAGCGGGACATTTACAAGGAGTGATCCGTCATAGGAAAATGTCTGATCCCCCATGATAATTCGCAGAGGATACGGGTTTGGAAGTGCCGACTGCTTCGTCAGCTCCTCGATTTTCGCCACAGCTTCCGTTGCTCTGGACAAAATGTCCCGGAATCCGGACAGATCATCGTCGCTTGCATAATCGTCTTCGTTGTAGAGCTCATTTCTCGTGAGCAAATAGTTCTCAAAGGAAGAAATGCTCTCGTTCGCGGCAGACTGCAGGGTGATCGTCATCGTCACCTGCCCGGAAGTAGATGTCAGCGCCGGAGGAACCGTATACACTACTTCGTTGATATTCTTTCCGTCAGAGTCTTGCGATACAGATGCATTATCGTAGATGACTTTTCCGTCTGGTTTGATGGCCTTGATCGACACGATGGCTACGCCTGATGTATCGAAAGGCCTGCCCTGATTCATCAGGATAAATCGCAGCACGCGGGAGTTCGCATCATTCTGCATGACAAGGACTGTATTTGTTTTGGATGGTCTCGCAAAGTCGACGACCATATCGTAAACCACATTCATAGGCTTCCCCTTTCTGATTAAGTGTAAGAAAAAAGAGGGCGCCTTTATAGGGCACCCTCTGCATGTTATTTCCACTTGTCGATGTTATCCGAGTAGTATTTCGTTTTCTCCGATGTCGTCTTGTCCTTGTTCGTTCCTGCCTTATCGGACAAGTAGACGTAAAGCGTTACCAGCCGGTTCTTCATCTTGATGGCCTCGTTCGGATTCGTTTCCTTGAGTGCAAGGTAGGTGTCCTTGTAGGAATCAGAGATTCCTTTAGAAATCGCTTTGTAATCATTCCCCTGTGCCACTGCATCCTCAATAGCCTTCTTGTAGTCTCCACCGGATTCAAGCGCTGCTGTATAGACATCCAGCTTTGCCTGCTTCTTCGGTGTGTACTTGGTGGCCTTCTGCAGCACAGGAAGCTGCTTGAATATCTGGGAAGCAACCGTGTTATAGATTGCCACCACGTCACGCTGCGCCGCATAGAGCGGATATCCACTCAGATCTGAGAACGCCCTTGTGAGTGCTGCCACCTTTCCGTAGGTCGTCATCTTCTCGCTGGGATTTACGATTGCCTTTACCGCCTTGAAGAAATTCTTCACGCCGGACATGGAAAGATCGCTGTCACTGCTGTACGTGCTTTCTCCGAGAACAGACTTCACGCCCTCCTTGGTAGCATCCCAATACTGAGCAACCATAGGGATATTACTAAGAAGATCCATGCCATCCACAAGGTTTCCGGATAAAAACTCCCATGCCTTGTCATTGAATGAAGCGTCTTCATCCAACCAATTTCCGAAGCCCAAAGCGTCCATAAACAGTCTGAGGAAGTCCTTGTCCTCGTCGTCTGGATCTCCTTCACTCCGTAATGCATCTACAAAGGACTGTGCGACCGCATTTACAGCGTTGGTAATCAGAAGGACCGGCGCTGTAATTCTGACGAGGTGCGCAACTGCCTTTTTCACTTGTCGTTCGTCTGTCGCCTGACTGATATCAATCGTATCCCGGAGGATCATGTTGTAGGTCTTCACAGGTTCTGCCATGAATGCCGACATCGCTCTGTTCCACTTGTCCGGAGAGCGCATGAACTGAGATCTTGTGATGATGCCATCATAGACCTGCGTCCTCAGAACGATTTCTGAGAACCTGTCATTCACAGCATCCTCAAATTCTTTTGTTCCGATTTTCTCCTTTCCGAGCTTATCAACTTGCTCTGCGTACACTGCACGATACATTGCAGCCCACGTAATTTCATCCGCCTTGCTGGCCGGGTTTCCTGCGAAGTCATTGATCTTCTCTCTTGTCGTCTTGACGCCTGTAATCGTGCTGACAAGGCTCTGTGTGATGTAGCCGTCAATGTTGCCCTGATTCTTCAACCAGAACACATCTGATGTCCGGTCTCTGAGCTCTGCAGCTTCCTTCCTGTACTTTCCTGCCATGCCTTCATTCAGGTACTTGTAGGAAATCATTTCACCCGCACGGAAGATTGCTGTCGGCTGCTGGATAATAACGCGAAGGTTACCCATTACTGCGGCAGTTTTCGCGTGGCCTGTCATCAGATCGTAGAAGTCACCTCCGACGAAGCTGCTCTTTTCTCTGTCATTGATAGACGAGAGGAGCTTTACGAAATATTCCTGCCCGCTCTTTCCGTAAAAGAAATCAATTGCATCCTTTACAGAATTTCGACCGGTAAAGGTCTGTCCGTCCACCTTCACATCCGTCTTCTCACTGTAATTGAAGAAACGGATGATGTCCTGAATCGGAGCGGCCCATGCATGATAGGTTGCCATCTGCGCCACATGATCCGAGTACACCGCAAAGATGTCTCTCAAAACAAGCGGGTTGCTCGCGTTCGGAGTAATGTCTTTGGTGAACCCGGAGTTCTTGATCGCATTGATTGCTCCCTGCGTGACGTTGCTGTCTCTCGTGGCGATGGTGTTCTTGTCTGTCGTCATCGGGAAATAATGTTCATCAACGAACTTCTCATACCCGTACAGCTGCATGCAGGTCTCGTTGCCCTGTTCCGCGCACTGGTGTGCAAGATAATACTGCATAGCATCTGCCATCTGCTTCTGCTGCGGGGTCAGTGTGTCAGTAATGGCCTTGATTTGCGCATCTGTGAGCTGTACCGGGAGTCTCTGACCAGATACCGTCTTGCGGCTGGCCTCATCTGCAACGAATCCTCCGATCTTATGCTGCTGCGCATCCGGACGCTTGGACAGCTCATACAGAGACATGACCTGCGTCGTTGTGAGGTTAAGGCCATAGTAGTTCTTGGTCTCTTTCATCCAACTTTCAAGGTTTTTTGGCTTAACCCCGACCTTATCTCTAACCCCTTTCATGTATTCGCTTGCCTGCCGAATGTCCCTCGCCTTTTTATTCTGCGCACCAATAAGTGTTTTTGTGACAGGATCCGTATTCTCTCCCCCGAAGATTCCATGGAAATATGTCTCCGGCGAAGCATGGTCAAGTGTCAGCGTATCAACAAGCGTAGCAACCGGCTTAAAGTGCTCTCTCCTTCCTTTCACTCCGCTTGTCGTGCGGTCCATTGCCATGTGCGCGATGTCAGAAACCTGCTTCGAGGGCTGAGAGTACATCCGGTTCATCTGGTTGATCGAATGCAGAACATTTCGGACAACCGCATTCAGCGTCTTCAGCTCATCAGAAGACAATTGTGCAATGGAAATTGTCCCCTGATTCTTTCTCAGAATTTCCCCCAGCTTCTCTCCAAGCTCCTTGTCAAGTCCCTGTTTCAGTTCGCTCCGTTCAAACCAGTCGTCACCTTCGTCTTGCTGATACAGATCCTGAATTGCACGCAGTCTTTCCTGCCAGCTCTTATTCTCTGCAGATCCGAGGCCGTTCTCCTCCATGGCCTTTTTGTACTGAGCAATTGCATCCGCTCTGCTGTCTGCGTGGATTGTCCTCCACTTGTAGGAATAGGACCCATCCGCATTGATGTCTCTGCTCTCCAGTATGCGGATGCTGAATTTTCCGTCCGCTGTCTCTCTCACGGTCTGCGGGACGAAGTCGAATGCGGAAGCCAGTTGAAGCACAGGAGTCTGCACAAGTGCCGGGACGTGTTTCTTGTCGGTCGGACCTGTGAGCATGTCCATAAGGCTCTTGACCGGTGTCTTAAGCATCCGCAGCTCGTCCTTTCTCTTCTGCTGCTCACGAATAGATGCTACAGTCCTTGCGTTCTTCGCCCGAAGTCTTGCAACCTGTTTGGATACAGTTTCGGATCTGCCGCCGCTCTGTCTTACCTTGGAGAGCTCTTCCTCGTATCTCTTCTGATACTCCTGCTTGATCTTCTTCCGGTACGCTGCATTGCTTGCAGCCATCCGCCTAGCCTGATCGAGGAGCTCCTGCTTCTGTTTTGCTTTCAGCTTCAGCTTCTCCTGCCCGGCAGAGTACTGGTAGTATCTCGCCACGATCTCCATGGCAACATCCTGCGCCGCCTGAGTTGCATCCTCCCCGAAAGCGTTCTGGTACTCCGGCTTCATGGAGTTGTAGGCATCCACAAGCGCAAGAGGCATGTCGTTCGATGATGTATCCATGTCGAGAACGTATCCGGTATCCTGCACAAGAGTGCTCCACACGCCATCCAGTGATACGCCGGATCCATCTCTCGTAAACTTCACGCCGGGAATCGCCTTCCGGAAATTCCCCCAGGAACCGAACGCAGATACCACTTCCGCTTCCTGCTTGGAATCCAAATTATAGGTCGCTCCCTGCAGCGCAGTCTTGAACTGCTTAAATTCTTCTGCCCCTACCTTTGTTACAGATCCGTCGATGACAGGAAAGGCAACCTCAGATATTACCGTTGCAAGGTCGTCGTAGTCGATGTAGTTCTGCCCCTGCGCATACCGGAATACCTTTGCAAGGTTCTCCGCCAGCTCATTCACATCAATGTTGCTGTGGTACTGCTCTTTGATCTCGCGCGCGATCCTCCTCACGGCGGTCTCATCAATATCGCTGTTTTTCAGAATTTCATTTCCGGAGCGCAGCACTTCAATCAGGCTTTTCTTCGTGTCGTAGTGGTCGCTCCAGAGCTCCTGATCGGTTACATAATCATCAATGCCGATGTCTCTCCGGATGTCGGAATCATCTGTTGGTGTTTTGTTATCCACGTTTTTGATCTGGTTCTTATCTCGGACAGTATAAGAAATTCCTCTCCATTTGGTCCCGCCATTTCCATTCGGAACGCTTCCTTCGTCAAGAAGAACTGCGTCATAATCCAGATCGTTATCATCAATGAAATCCCAGATATCGTATCCGTCTGTCCAGTCCAGAAGCCCCCGGTCCGTCAGCGGCGTTCTGGAATATTTACCGAAAAACTCCTGTTCCCACACCTTCCTTACTTTGGGATCCCTTGTGTCGAACGGCTTTTTCGCATTCAGGTATACTTCATAGACCTTGTGTTCCGGATCATGTGTATAATTTACCCGGCTGTTTCCACTGCTTGCGCGAGCGTACTCCTCGGCGTAGTCACGATTGGCAGTAAAGTAAGAAATATCCGGTTTGAATACCGTGAAGCCGCCTTGTGGCGTTCCGTGATACATCACAAGGAGCCGTCCGTACTCATCTTTCAACTTGGAATCCTTAAAAAACTCCTGCTGCCCCTCCGACAGATTCCGTCCTTCGCTGTCTTGGACAGGGCGGGAGAATCTGACATCCTGCAGATTCTCGATCACCTGATGTCTTGCGTCCTCGTTCCCAGCTTCGTAGGTCTGTAAAGGGATCCTGTTCTCGTTCAGTGCCCTTGTCTGTTCCTTCGTGATCGTATCCGGAGCAACAACCATTGCAATTTCATCCAGACCGACCGCACGCTGAGGCTTCGCTTCGAAGTACTCTGTCGGCATCTCGCTGATCTTATGCATCAGATTTAAGATGTCGTTTCCGACACCTTCATATACATTCATCCCATAAGATTTCAGAGCCTTCTCAATCCCTGCTGCGGTCTTTCTGGTTCTTACTGCATCGAGAATAGCGTCTGCAGCATTGTCATCCTGTATTAAGCTATTCTGTCCGGATCGTGCGATTCTGTGTGAAATCTGGCGAATCTGGTTGATGTACTCACCTTCCATGTTTCTGTACTCATCCTGATTCATGGTACGAAGCATGCCTTCATTCTGATGCATTTCAGCTACAGAGCTGAAGTCCTTTACCGCTTCCTCACGGACTGCAGATATTCCGCCAAACGTACCGACAGCCTTCGCACCTGCTTCATTCATGGCACGGACGATGTTTTCAAGCGTTACAGCATAGTGCATCTGCCTGAAACTCTTGCGGGTTCCGGATGCTGTGAACGGATCTTTCCCGTTGTAAATTCCTTCATCCCGGATAAGGCCGTCATAAGTTTCGCGAAGCCATGCGTCATATGCTTCCGGATCCACCTTGCTGTCGATCTGCTTCTCAATCGCAGCCTCGTCTCTTTCATTCTCTGTGTGAGACTCGTTTCCGTTGTTGTAGTAGTCGATTGCGTTTGTGATGTCGTCGATGATATTGTGTGCGAAGAATGCCTTCTCATTGGCTCTCTTCACACGGCCTGTCCATCTCTTCTTCTGATCCTCCGGGACTGTCTCCGCGTATGCTTCATATGCCTGTTGGATCTGGCCTCCGTACTTCTGCAGCATATCGCGTGCTGAAAGTACGCTGCGATCTTTCAGAAATTCATCCTCGACCGGAGCAATTGCCTCTTCCATCTTGTCAAAGCGATTCGCCTTTTCATCGTCATACTTCCTGACTTCCTTCTGGTGCACCTGATCTTCGATGGTCTCGCCCTTTGATGCAAGATAAGCAGCCTTCATGCCGTAATTGTCTTTGGCTTTTTCGACAACAGCATCCACCCCGCCTTTCTCTGCCGTAGAGTTCATACCCGAAGTATTGAATCTCTTCGCTTCCGCTCTCAGATATTCCGGCACTTTCCCCTTCATCGCATCATCAACAGAGTGCATTACGCTGTAGTACTTATCTTCATTGACATCGTATTCAATGCCCGGGAAGGTAGGCGTCCATGCATCACCGCCATACACCTTGTTTGCCTTGGATCGTTCCGGATCGATCGTATCACGGTTGAAGATTACAGAAACATCACCATACCTTGTGTGCTGCATAGCACTCCGGATGATTGCAATCGAAGGCGACGGGAATCCGCCCATGTTGATATCCTTCATAAGCTGATCCATCGTGAGGTTGTGGACAGCAATGAAGTCCTCAGTCTTCTCGATCTTCTCGTCTCCGGTCAGATCCCTTTTCTCCTTGGTATCGGCAATCTCATCCTGCACTTCCTGAATCTGTTTGCTCATCCGCTTGGTATCAGAGTCAACATTGACAGAATTGCCCTCCCCGTTGCCTTTGATTAACCGCTGAGCTATACTATAAACAGATGAGGATGAATCGTTGACGGGTAGCGACCTATTAGGCCGTCCGTTCTTGAACAACGATTCGTCCTCGTTTATTATGAAAGCCTCGTGGAAGTAAAATTTTTGCACGTCTGTATTGCTTCTGTTAATCGCAACCATTTCAACAGCATTCTCAAAATTCCCTGCTTCATTTTGTATCCTTATAGGTGCTGCAAGAAGGAGAGAATCGTATCCGCGTTGTTTTCTGTTCTTCTGGTAATCGACAATCACGCCTTTTTTTATGGTCTCTGGAACAGCATAGAATGCCATTGCTTTCATCCGCCCAACGCCATGCGCTATATCAGATTTAATTCCAGCTACAATATCAACATCCCCAATTACATTTCCATAAACGATGCCGTTGTTACTGTTTTCGAGAAAATACTCTTTAACCTGTTCCGATAATTTCTTCTCTCCTCTCTCGAATGCATTATTCGGGACATCGATAACAGGCTTCATGTCTCCGAAATTCCGAATGTTATCCTCGATGTCATCATTGATTGTGTCTGGGAGCACTTCTATTGATTTCCGTTTGGCCGATTCATCGGTCGCAACGTCCTGCTGACTCTGAGCCTTTGCTTCTGAATAGCTCTTTTCTGCATTCGCAATCGACTTGACGATTGCGTCCTGCAGCTCTTCGTAATTCTGCAGATTTGCTTCCGCCATCTTTCTCTGATAAGAGTTCGGGTTCAGATCTGACAGGAAGTTCTTGATGGACTCCACCATGTGTCCAACCCAGTCGGCCAGTTTCTGCTTGATACTCTTTGCTTCCTTGTAGCCATGGTTCTGATCAATCTGATCCATCAGCTTGTTCATTCCTTTTTCGTTGCCAAGGAACTGATAGATGAGATCATTCGCCATTTCCTTATCTACATCAGCATCCGTTTTTCCCTCTTCGCCAAGGTATGCATTCACATACTTCTGCCGGATATTATTGAATGCTCTTGTTCCGAGAACGTCCTGCGAAGTTTTCATGATGTCACTCACGACTCCGGCATATTCTTTCTGATTCCAGACAGAGGCAAACTCGCCTACTTCATGGAAAAGAGTAGACGCTGCGTTTTCTGCCTGTTCGGAATTGATGTAGATCGTAGAATTCCCGGACTTATAGTATCCGTTCTCGCCTTCACGGAAATTCTGATCTGTGAGCACAACATTTAAGCCTGTCATTTTTGCCACTGCCTGCATGACAGACGCTCCGCTGAATGCTTCGCTGGTATTGGATCTTGCATCTGTAAATGTGCCTGTGCCGAAGGTTTTCACACCTGTCTTTTCAGACATGGAGCGTGCGGACTCCTTCACAGCATCATTAACCGACACCTGCAGACCGGCTGCATACGCCTTTTTGGCAAGATCTTCGCCTACAATAGACACCGAAGATCCTGCCTTCTTGAGGTAGTTCTCATAAGACATGCCGGTTCTGCCTGCGTTGATTGCAGAGGACATCACGTCATTGTACGCGGACGCATTCATGCCATCCTTATAGTTGGCCTCAATGATGGTCCTTGCCCCGTCCGTCATCTGCTTTGCTGCTGTTCTCTTTACGGAATCCCTTGCTTCAAACGTCTGCCGTGCACGGTCTTCAATGGCCTGCTTCTGGCCGTCGTTGTAGGCAATCTTTACAGTTGCAGGCACGTTCTCGCTGATCTCCTGTCCGGAGTATCCAGCCGCATAAGCATCCTCTGTGGAGATCTTCGCAGATTCAATTTCTTCTGCAGAAATGCCACGCTTCTGAAGCATGCCGGATACGATCTGCAGGTCGCTATCCGCATGCTCTCTTGTCTCTTCATTGGTGGAGTGAACCGCCTCCTGATATGCGTTCCGGAGTTCCTCTCCGTTCTGAGCCGCTGCCATCTTTGCATACGCATCATTCGGTGCGATGTCAGTGGACTGTGTGTGATGCTCCTCTGGGACGTTCTGTGGCTCCACCATTGCGGTTTTCTGCGTGTCCGCAGATTCTGTCGTCTTTGTCTGTTTCGCCGCCTGCTGGCCCTCTGTGGCCTCATTTCGACCAAAGAAACTGCCTACCTTATTCTTGATTCCTTCAATCTTATCCTTACGGTTTTCCTTTTCTTCTGATTCAGCGGCAGCCTCCATCTCCGTATTCTGCATGTCCTGATAATATTCATAGAGCTCTCGCTTCTGTCTTGGCGTTGCATTATCTTCCTGCGCCATTTTTTCAGCAAGACTCTTTGCCATTTCTGCAGACTGTGCTGTAGAAGCATTCTTATAATGAGTCGGATCTGTGTCCAGTCCCTCCGCCCACTGCGCATAGTCTTCTTTCGTATACCCGTCGAACATGGTTTTCGAATTATATGCATCGTTTGCATATCCTGATGCAGTAGCAATACCGGCTCCCATTGCACCGGACAGAGCACCGGTTACAAAAGAATTTGCGGTATCCGAAAGAGTATCCTTAGTTGCCTGTCTCTTCGCATTTTCGGCAGACATACCCTGCTTCATGTAATCGCGAACAGACTGGTTGTATTCGGAATTCTTCCCATTAAGTGCAGCATCAATAAAGTTGTCTGCGATATCTCCGACAACTTCTTCTGTTCCTTCAATTCCAGAGCTTACAAGGAAATCAATAATCTTCTTTCTCGCAGTCGCATTGTGATTTTTAAAGATATCCCAGAACTTATCTGCAGATGCAATCTCCGTTGCGACTTCCACGCCTGCACTTGCAAGAGCGTTCGCCATCGCTTTCCCCTGCGACTGATTTTTATCTGCCACATTCTGGCTGATGGACGATGCGTAAGCATTTGCGCCAAACGGAGCAAGTGAAAGAGCGCTTCTTGCTACTCTTGCCCCGAGACCGGTTCCGTTCACCGCTCCTCCGAGTGTTCCGGTCTCTGCAGATTCTGCTGCTGACATTCCTGCACCATACAGAGTGCCGAGGACCTTGCTTTTGTTGTTCAGTGCTTCCTGAGTGGTAGACTGGTAATCCGTAGTTGCATTCGATGCTCCGAAGGCCGCAGAATTTACGTTCATCGGGGACTTCTTATCCCGATAACCGCCGCCGTAATATTTCGCGGTTTCTCCGATTGCTCCGATTCCTGCATACGGGTTCAGGGTAAGCGCAGTTGCTGTGTTTTTGATCCCGCCGAGAATATTCTTTGCCGTGCTGTCCTGATGCACATTGTTGTAGGCTTCCTGTTTCTGCTGCTGCCGGTTGCTGTAATCATCGAGTTCCTTCCCATAGTAGGAGAGGTCATCAATATCATTATCGCTCAGACCGTATTTCTTCTTGACTGACTCACGGAAGGAATCTGCATCCTTCTGCGCCTGTTCTCCGAAGTCGGTCTGAATATTGCTGGCAGACTCCGCAAGGCCGGAGCTTTTCTGCATCTTTGCTTCAGATACCATCGAGTTGTACCTGCTGATATCTGTTCTGAGAGAGTCGCTGTTGTTCTTCCCTTTGGTCTTGAACACGTTTTCTGCATATTCGAGCTCCTGAGAATATGTCCGCTTTCCGCTCTTGCTCGCCTCTTCCGCAGCCTCCTTGTCAGCCTGCTCCTGATCATTCATCCCTTGCCACGTGCTGTACGTAGCATCATCAACGCCATATTTTTTCTTGAACTGGTCAGCAAGATTCTGTGCTTCCTGCTGGCTCTGTTTTGTCTTACCGGTGATGCCGTTCAGGACGCCACCTGTGCTCTGCATCTTTCCGATCTGAGAGAGCTCCTTCTTCTGCTCATCAGTGATTCCGGAATATGAATCCTGTGCAGCAAGAGCCTGCTGAGCACGATACGCCTTATACCCTGCCATCAGGTTCTTATATGCCTCATCGTCCACAGAGTTGTCCTTCTTGAACTGGTTTGCCATATAGTCTGATGTTGTATAGCCGCTGTATCGATCCCCTCCAGACGGAGTCATAGACTGTGCTGTGTAAATATTCTCAAGTGCCGACTTTTGTGCAGGGCTTGCATTACGATACATGTTGGATGCATTGATATCGCCCTGAGTGAATCCATTCTGCAGGAGCCGGTTATTCCGCTGTTCCTCCATTTCTCTCTGATACTGCAGATATTTCTGCTGTGCCTGCAGGTTTTTCATGGCCTCACGACCAGCAATCGCAGCGGCATCAGGACCGTTCTGCGCAATGTCGGCATACCGCTGATTTACCTGTGCAGCACGAATAGACTGCTCCTCCTCAGAAGGAACAGCCCACGGCTCATAAGTAAAGCTTTCGCCTTCTTTTTTTCTGCGCTTTTCAATGTCGTCCACCGCCGAATTGATTGCTTTAAATGCTCTTGTTGCTGCCGAATATTCCATACTATTCTCCTATTTATTATTCGAATATTTCTTCACAAGGTTCTGGAAGGTCGTTGTGTCAGTCTTGATCCCGTTTCTGTTGGCAAGGCTTGCAAGCTCATACGAGTTCTTGTTCGTTGCGGCCCATCTTGCGAGAGTGTCAAACTGCTGATCACGGTCCATTTCGCTGAATCTGTCCAAATCATTCGTAGACAGGTGATTGCCATCCGCAGACGTTGCTCCGTAATTTGATCTCACCGTTGAACTGTATGTGTTCTCGGCAGGAGTTGCGACCTTCGCGGACGATCCCGATCCGTCGTCAGAAGAGGAGTTGGTAGAGCTGTTTGTTTTGCTCCACCCGGTCGAGTTGTTCCAGTTGTTCGAGACGCTGTTGTTCGCAGTCGCACTGTTCGACAGGCTGTTCGCCCAGTTCGTGCTGTCTGTGTGGCTGTTGGTGTCGCTCCAGCTCTTCGTGTCGGTCGAACTGTGGCTCCAGTTCTTGCTGTCCGTCTGGCTCTTGTTCCATCCCTGCTGCTGGCTGTTCGCCCAGTTCGTGCTGCCGGTATTGGATGCGTTGGACTGCTCTGCGTTCTTCTCGTTCCAATACTCCTGATTCCAGTAGTTCCGGTCGCTCTGGTACTTGTTGTAGTCAAAATTCCGCTCGGTATCATAAGCAGACTGGTCAAAGCTACGGTCTTGCTGCCAGTCAGAGACATTGTTCCGGTACTGCTGATACTCGTTGTTGTAGGCAGTATTCGTGAGGTTGTATTTGTCCTTGAGATCCTCGCCCTCTGCTTTCCATTCCTGATATGCCTGATTACGGAGCTCCGGGATCACGTTATTAAGCTGCTGCAGGTAGCTCTGGTACTGCTGCTGAGCTGCTGTCTGAGCATAGGAAGACCCGTACCCGCCGGTCAGCTTTGCAGCCTGCCCCATCGTGTCCTGCATCGCAGTCCTTCCCTGCTGTCTATACTGGTCACGATACATTCGGTACATCGGATCCTCGTTGAAGTTGTACTTGAAGGGATCTCGCCCCATGAGGGAGTTGTACAGATTCTCCAGCTTGTCCTGATAGGATGACTGGAAAGGCCCCGGCTTGTTATTCAGCGTATTCTGGAGCCGGTCATACGTCTGCTGTACCTGTGGGGACTGCTGCCATTCCTTTGAATACTTGTCGCGATTTGCCAATGTGTTCTTGTCAACTGTTCCGGAAGCCCAGGATTTTCCCGCAGTGCTGGAATTTGATCCGCCCTGCGTCTGGCTTGTGGATCCACTCTCCCCGTAGGTTTCAGAGTGGGACCCGCCGACCGTACTCGTTTCGGAGTGGGATCCTCCTTCCGTATGTGATGTGGTATTGGAAGAGCTTCCGCCCCAAGACTGGCCGGAGCTGCTGGTCTGCGAAGTGCTTGCGGACTGGCTCCCGCCGTTTGTGCTCGACCCGGAAGTAGTAGAAGAATTAGTTTTGCTATTACTTTTCGCCATTGTTTTCTCCTTGAAAATAAAGACAATTCCTTAGTTCATTGTGGAGAAATGAGGGCGTAAAAAATAGGGCACCCTCTTTCGAGAGGCCCTATCCTGTATCGCGTTAATTCTACCATTTGAATGTGTATCCACCAGTAACCTGACCGTTCCCATCTCCGCAATACTGACTTCCCATATTGTCGTCGATCCCGCCGGTCGTCCGACGAAGTGTAATGGTACCTCCATCGTAAGCAGCCTGAAAAAACTCTGTTTTTGATCCATGTGTTGTGAGATTGTAAGCACCCGGATCTGCCTGCACTGCTTTTGTTCCTTCGCTGAATTTCGACTCACCAAACGCAGTATACTGTGCTTCCGAATACATGCCGTACCCGTTTGGATTTGCTTTGACATCCTCACGACCCTGCAAGCGCCCTGCGTTGTAGGCTCCGCTCTGGTCTACGATTGCTTCCGTATAATACCCGTCTGTTATGTCGTAATTCTCCTGCCCGGCCCCGCCGTTCGTGGTGATCGATACCGTCGCAGGGATCTTAATGGATGCGACTCCATCATTGAACTTGTTCTGTGCCAACGCCTCAATCGCTGCAGCAATGCCCGCCGGTGAGTTCTCTTCCGGTGTGACACCCAAACTCTTCAGCTTGTTCACCAGTGTGTCAACACCATCCTGAAAAGACTGCTGCATGGTCTCGATCTGTTTGTCCAAGGTCGTAACATTATCGGCCATGTATACGGCCTCTGCTTTGGTGATCGGATAAACCTTATTACCGTCCTTGTCAGTCAAATCTTGTATATAAGCTTTTATTGTTTCTGGCATATTTTCCTCCTTACTTAGATACGATGGCCGTAACGGTTATCGTCCCGGAAACCATGGTACCGTAAGCCGTCCACCCAACATGCACCACATTCCCATCTATTTTCGCCGGAAATCTTGACGTCCCATATTTAGGGTTTAAGCTATTGAAACTTGTACTGGTTATGTTCGCAATACCAATAACTTCCCCGCTGAACTTAAGTGCGGTATCAAAGCTGCCATAGTGGCCCATGTCACCATTTTGCGTCCACGAGTATGACCTTTCCTCAGATACTATTTTCTTACCCCCCACGACACGGATAAAATGGCATTTCTTTACTCTCCTTCCGTTATTGCGATCATCGTCATCTTGATGCTGTGTACTATACCGGTCAAAGGAGTGAACTTCACTACATCCCCCTTTTTGAAATTTCCGGATAGCTTCCCAACACTTGCACCACACGCATCCCCACAGTTAAAGATGTTTGATATGCTGCTTGTTTTAAGCACATCGTTCACATACGTTCTAAAAAAAGTTGTCGCATCTCTTAAGTCAGACATGATGTATATTGCGTTTGCATTCGCAGCTAGTGTTATAGTTTTCGTTCCGTCTACTGCGAGATAAAATGATTCTGCTGTACTAGCATTACCATTTCCTCCTTTTGCTGGATAAAATGACATTTCGATTCTCCTATTTCAAAATGATAAAGGAACTACCATAAAAACGAGATGTATATTGTGGTGCTGACGGAGTCCACGTTATCTTTTCGCCTTTTTTAACATCTGCAAATATGCCCAGCTTATAATTGACGTTGACAGTACAGCCTGCATATATTGTCTTTCCAGTTCCTTCATACTTGAATGCTCCACCACTAAAACTTCCTCCTCCGTATAGATATACAAGTGCGCAATCTTCCGGAGCTATAAATGTGGATACCCCTGTATTTCCGTTATAAGTAATACAGTTCAATCTCTGTAATGGTGACACATCGTAATCATTAGATGCGCTAATTGGATGTCTTATCTTATCTGGGTCAATACCATTACCCCCCCCAACACGACACGGATAGAAACTCATTATGCCAGCTCCTCTCCGAACAGCAGAAGGTATTGCTCTCTCACAATTGCCATGTACTGCTCATCTACATCCTCGATGTTCTTAGACCCACGATAGATGCACCTTGCCAAAATACGTGCCTTTGCTTTGCTCATGCTCGTCCCTCCTTATGCAATTAGATCAGCCATAGCGTCCTCAAGGTCGCTTACTCTCTGCTCCAGAATTTCCTTTTCGGTCAGGTCTCTGACTGTGAATCTCGCTACGATCTTACCGTCCGTTCCAAGCTCTACCTGTGCTCCGGTATATACAACTCCGGTGATAGGCTCACCATTAAAAGTGCCGCCGATCAGGTTGTCCGTTACCTCAAGCTGCGCCTTGATAAAATCCAGCTCTGCAAATGCAGAAGCGTCATACACAAGGGTATTGATGGTGCTTGTGTCTCTGAAAGAAAATTCTTTTCCGTTCTTGAATACAAGTTTCTTCATGTTGGTCTCCTTTATTAATTGATAACAGTAATACACACATCAAAGGCAGAACTCTGAGCACTAAACGTTACTGTGCATGTGCCTGCCGAGCTTTCCATGTTTTCTGGCGAAATTCCATAAAGCGTTGCATGCGGCGTTATCAAAGAATTTTCTGTAATGCTTGCATCATTGAAAGTCAGCGTCCCTCCGGACGCAGTGAGTGACTGCGCAGGAAGAACTTTTGGTATGCCGCCAAGTTTTCCCTCAAGCTCTGTAAGCAATGCGCTGATCACTTTGTTCTGCAGAGGATTAGTACTCGTTGGAGAAAGCTCTGAGTCAACAATCGTTTTATTAGCTCCACTTTCAATCCCGTCGAGTTTGTCATTGATCGTAGTGATCTGCGCATCGATAACTTTATTCTGGACTGGATTCGTGCTGGTCGAAGATAAAGCAGTATAGACGATCGTCTTATTTGCCCCGGCGTCTATTCCATCAAGCTTTTCGTTGATCTTGGCAATGGCTTCATGGACTGCCTTACTCTGGACTGGATTTACGCTGGACGGTGACAGCGCAGCATCTACTACAGTCTTGTTGGCCCCTTCTTCAACCCCATCAAGCTTGTTCTTGTCGGCGGACGACATCAAGCCATTTGCTGATGAGTTTGCCGTATCCGTTGACGGAACTCCAAGCTTCCTTCTTGCATCCGCAGCCGTAGCTCCTCCGGTACCTCCATGTGCCACAGATAATGTTCCGGAGATCCCGACAGAAACATCTTTTGTTCCGTCGAAAGAATATCCTCCTTCAAGTTCGAGACTTGCAGTGATTTTCCTCCCCTGAGAAAGCTTGGACGCAGCAACAGCTGTACCTTCATAAGGAAGTGCCCCGACCATCTCAGCAGTGTAGTCTCCGTCCTGAGGAGTGACCGTTCCGCTTCTTCCGTTCCACGAATTAACTCCTGCAGAAGACGCACTGTTTTTCGCTATCTCTGCCCAGTATTTCGCGTTGTTGTTGTCTGTGCCGATCTCCTCCGTACTCGATGGTCCGACTGCCCACGACTTGGCAACAGACGCAGCAGAGGTGGCGTTTCCTGCTGATATATCAATGGATGTTTTCACATTCGTAGCTTTATCAGCACTTTTTTTAGCACTCTTGGCAGACGAAATAGCGGACTCAGATTTTTCTGCCGCCAAGGAAGCAAACTGCTCTGCAGAAGCGTTTGCTTTCTCAGCACGGTCCGCATAGCTTGCAGATGCTTCCTTGTCCGCGTCCAGATCCTCCTTCGTTGCTTTGATCGTATCAATGTACTGATCAATTTCTCTCTTTGCTTCAGATCCGGAGAAATCAAAGCGCTCGACCTCTCCCCTCTTTCCGCGTCTTGCATAGATATCTGTAATTGATTTGCTCATTCTGGTACCCCAATTGCAATTACTGATGTTTCCTTCAAAATATCACCCGGATAGATTCCGTTTCTGCCGACAGCTTCCTCTGATGTCGCTGTCTCGCTCTGAGCAGATGTTTTCTTGTACGCCGTAAAGAAAGCATTCAGTTTGTCTGCCGTGTCTGCAATCCACGAATCCACCACCGCAAGATTCCGCCTGCTTGTATCCTTATTTAAGGTTGGCCGCTCAATGATAATATCCATTGTTTCGCTCCTCGCTCGTTGTCTCCAGAGTGATGGCCAGAGTGTAAATCCGCACTGCCCCATGCCCGATGAATTTCAGCCGGAAGTGATCGCACTGCGGAGGGAACATTGCAAGGCTCTGTGATGATAAGGAATCATTTCCTCGTAGCGTCCCAGCATCCGTATATACCTGATCGTCATAGGAAATCTGTACTTTGATCTCAGATCCGAATGGGATGTATGCCCGAAGTGTCAGCCGGTTGACTCTCTTGTGATCCGGATACTCAAATCCTATGTCGCCGGTTTCACACCACCATTCCACATACTGCTCATCCGGAATTCTGCTCTGGAAAATAATATTGTCGTTTGCTCCGATGCCGTAGATCCTCGTTCCGTCTGTCCCGTAGATCTGCCCGGACTCTGAAGCCGTGAACATGGCGTACTTCACATTCGAATCATTCTTGTGCCAGATCCCACGCTCCATGTCGTAGATCATGTTGACTGCATGGCCGAGATTGGTCTGCATGGACAGGTAATACTTCCCGAGGCACCCGGAAGCCACTGCAGAGTAGAAAATCGTCCCCCTTGGAAATGCATCAGATATGGAAGACGGAGTGCTGCCATCGTACACGCAGATATCTGCTGCAGACTTGTAAACAAGATACTCGTTCACAATCGCAAGGGACTTCTCCGATCCTTTCTGCACTCCTCTGCAGGTATGCGTAGATAACTGATACTCCGAAGGCGCTGCACCGAAGATCTTCATGATGCAGTTTTCTTTGAAGAATGTCGGATATCCCTGATAGGATACGCAGCCGGTCCATGCTCCCGGCTCCCCGACAGACAGAGCATACGAGTCAGTCGAGATTCCCTGATAGCAGTACCAGTTCTTGAAATCTCCAAGCTTGGATGCGTAGATCTCATTGGTAGAATTTCCCTTTGCATCCTCGCCGTAGTGGCAGCCCCACACGCGGTTGTTGGAGACGCAGACCATATCGAGTGTCGGAATTTTTCGTTCAAAAGAAAGCGTCCAGATGGAGTCTGTCGTGACCGTTTTTGACACTTCCGGAAGGATCCCGTTGATGACGATGTAGTCATCCTCCATCTTCAGGATGACGGATCCATCATTGATGTCCGGAAGGTCCGAATTCATGTAGACTGCATCACCTTCTGAAAAGTGCTTGGTCAGCTCTCCTCCCGGTACGCTGATCTTGATGTAGTTGGTTGTGGCAGCCTCCCACGTAGAAAGATACCCTACATAGATGTAGAGACCCTCTCTTCCGGATGCCGTGCAAAGCCAGTAGTCCCCTGAGTTTGGATTCTTCGGAGCTTCCTTTCCGGCCGTAGCTGGAAGAGCTTCCCCGTCCGCGTCTGTGATGCTGTAGGTGATCGTGATCCCGGAAGGTGCTTCATACTTGGAAGAGATCTTTCCCACATCATCCGGATTGCTCAGATTGACATAGACTCCTGCCGGGAAAGCAATGACATAAGCGCCGAAACGGATAAGCTGCTGCTCTGAGGTGTCATCCTCTTCGAAGTAATTCCCCAGGTCGAATTTCTTGCTGCCGTAGTGCAGGACATGGTTGCAGAGATAGGTGAGGTTGTTTCCCGTCAGCGTGATCCCGCGAATCGCCATGTTGTCGATCTGCTCGTACAGATCTACAGCTACATCCGGAGTCTGGGCGGTCTTCGACTGCACATGTGACCCGTCTGCATTCGTGTCCACCTTGTATTTTGCAGAAACGTGCTTCTTGATCACCTCGTAAAGTTTGTCCTCATATTTCACCCGGTCGCCCACCTCGTAGGTGTGAGAATCCGGATCCCACTTTGTGAACAGCTCCACCAGAAGAGCCCGAGGCTTCCGAGGGGTGAGGAGAGGATATCCGTCCGAGGACAGATTTTCCTCGTCGTACATCTCCCCCGCACCGATTCGGTAGTTGTGGTTATACCCAAGCCACGTGTCGATCATGGTCCTTGTGTTGTTGTCGTCTGCCTGCTGTGGTAAAAACATCAAAGTACCTCATGCCGAAGCATATGCTTCATTGGTCTGTCCGGCTGATGTGACCGGTTGTAAAACTGCTGGAAGGCAAGATATGCATTGTTGAATGCTTCCGTTGCCACATTGTAGCGTCTCGAATCGTTGTTGTTGTACGCGATCCGCTGGTCCAGATAATAGAAATAGACATCTGTGTATGGATCCGGGATGGCAAGCTCAGAGTCCAGCGTGAACTCTTCATCCTCCATTTCGTTCGTAATATGCAGTGTCCCGTCATCGTCTACATACATCCAGCTTGGGAGATGCAGGCCGCCGTCGCTATCCACCCAGAGGCCTTCTCTCTTGATCTCAGAATCCTTGTACCCGTCGTACTTGGAGAAGACTTCCACCTCTGCCTGCTTCTCGATCTTCCGAAGCCAGAGAAGCTTTAGGTCATTCTGTACGGAGTTGGCTCTTTCTGCGTCATACTGCTGTATCAGCTCTGATACTGTCATTTCTTCCACCTAAAAACAGGGAGCAGGTTTCCCCTGCCCCCTGCAAACCTTTAAAGATTCTTGGATTTCTCTGCGAAGTCACTGGTCATCTTCTCGATGAACTCGTCCGCTCGGTCCTGCTCCTCCTCGCTGTGCCGAAGAACCTCAGCGATAGGCTCCGGGACCTCCACCTCGACGCCTCGCTGGATCTTAAAGCACCGGCCGTTTACCGATGCGATGACGAAGTTCTCTTCTCCTCGCGGAGCTTTCGGGAGCTTGACTGTGACCTTCTTATCCCACGGATCTCTTCCTACTGTAGCCATAATGCCTCCTTATTAGTTCGCATCATCCGTCTTGGAGAAGAAGGAGCCGGTCTCTACGCGGACCATTCTCTCCTGATAGAGGATCTTCGCACCCTCGGAGCCCTTCCAGCCTACCGTAGATCTCTGGTCAAGAGGATCCGCCGTACCCGCAGACCCACGCTGCTTCACGATGACCTCAAGGTTCTCCGCAGACGGATCAATGATGCCATATGCGTCCTTGCCGAGGAAAACAGCGCCGTATACGCAGGTGTCTGCTGCGCAGCCGTCAGTAGTTCCCTTCCAGACCTTGGTCTCCGTGTTCTCAATGAAGCGGACGCCATGGAGCTTGCCGATCTCGCCGTTGTAAATCTCGCCGGGCTGAGCGTACTTGTGTACGTCAAGCCAGTCAGAGGACTGACGGAGGTCATACGCCTGCGAAGGATGGATGATTGCTACGTAGTCACCATTGATCTTCGGAGCGTGCTGCTTCTTTAAGAAGGTTGCGGCCTGATTGACAAGCTCAGAGGTCAGCGTATCCGCTACTCCAAGTGTTGCTCTGGAGGTCTTGGCTCCTGCATATATGACGTTCGTGCCGGTAATGACCTCGTTGCGGATAACCGTGTCCATGGTGTCACCGGCCTGCGCTCCGTGCTCCTCAGTGACCGCAGTGATGACCGGATCCACTGCCTCAAGCTCAAGACGATCAGAGATCGTGGTGTAGTCGCCATACTGGTTGATCTCACCCTCGATCTTGATCATGTCGACCTTGTTGCCATCCGGAGTAACACCCTCAGTCAGCGGAGTCATAGCCTTGGCGTAGGTCTTAAACTTTCGCCACTCGACTTTGTTGCCGCCATTCTTCGGGAGAGACTGCTTCTGGCCAAACTGCGCGAAGTAGTGCTCGTTTCTGGCATTCTGCAGTAGAGACGTCCTATAGAACGTCTTCATAGTCGGGGACAAGTTGTTCCCGGTGGTCGCTGCAGTGGTGACGTTGGTATTCGGGTTCGGATCTGCAAACATCTGCAGATCAAAAGTGATTACAAAATCCTTGACGATGATGTCGTTTTTAGTTCTCATTTCGTTCCTTCCTAGAACGTAATCCTTTCACCAGATTGCGCTCTCATCTTGATATCCTCAATCTGCTTCAGGGTAAGCTTGGAAGGATCTACACCGGTTGCTGCGCCTGCCTGCTGACCACCGGCTCCGTTCTCTGCGGGCCGTTTCATGCCGGACTGGATGGCGTTGCTCATCTTCTGCTGTGTACGCTTCACAGCGTATCCCATGGCTCCGCTCATAATCTCGTCTCTGTGGACAGCTTCGTAGGCAATCTGCAGCGCATTCTGAAAACCGGATGACTGTAGTGTGGCTACCATGTGCCCGAACTGAGCATCTCCCATCTCTGTGTCCAGATCGAAATCCGGATACATCTGCTTGAGCTGCTCGCCCTGCGCCTGAATAGCGTCCCACTCTCTCTGCTGCTCTGCCTGCTGAGCCTGCGACTTGTAGTAGGCGTTCTGCCTCTCCATGTCGTGCATGTGCCGAAGGTCTTCGATTGACATGCCTCTGTCAAAAGCTTCCTTCTGCAATGCCTGATCATCGTTCATCACCGCCCTTGTCAGGGCATCGATGGGAATTCCACCGTCTTCAGCAGGTGCGATCCCGTACCTCTTGGCGAGAGCCTGCACCATCGGATCGATGGCGTTGACCTTGCCCTGCAGGTCCGACTGATTGCGGAACCTCTTATTTACGGCATCGCGTACAGACTTGCTGTACTCCTTCTTGTACTTACCTTTGATCAGCGAGTCCCATGACTCTTCCGGAGGCTGACCCTCTCCGTCTGCAGATGCGGTCTGCTGTGCTTCGGCTCCTGTCGGATCCTGTGCACCCGTGTCGGCAGTGACGACTGCGGAAGTATCCGCTACAGCTGCTGTTTCGCCTCCGCCATCTTCTGCGAAAAGCTGAAGACGGAAGGCATGTAACATATAGGGCATATTGCTCCTTTCATCATCTGCGGTAGGTCGCGACCCTTATACGCTTATACTTTCACATTTCGCTTCGATAAAATAGGGCACCCTGCCTCTGCAATAGACACATACTTCGGAAAGGCCTCTTGCACGCCACGAAAGCCTGTCAGTATGGTCTGGAAAGCCTTCACGGCTTCCGCTCCCATGCCACGCACCCATGCAGAGCCGGACTCCAGATTGAAGTCATACCGATCTGTCACAGAGGGCATCCTTGCCGCAAGTGTCTGGATGAGAGTAGACAAGGATGCGCAGACAATGTCACTCCCATAGCCTGCGTATCCTGCATGCCCGTCTAGGCGGACTTCAAAAGCATCTTCAGTTCTGTAGTATGTGATCTTTGTCATGACGGATTCGTAGTCTGAGCTGCCTGCTCACGTGCATTCTTCGTAATTGCGGATTCATCGCCCCCGGATGTGGGGGCTTTGGTTGTCCCGTGTGGAGTTCCTTCCTGCGCATTCAGGTTCTGATTGATCTGGTCGGACATCTGACCGGACATGTTGTACTGTCCACCGGAGAGCTGATCAATCATCTCAGAGAGCTGGAGCATCTGCTGCTGCATCTGGAGCATTTGCTGGTACATGCCGCCGTTCTGCTGTACCTTCTGCAGCACGGATTGCTTTCCCTGAAAGTCCATCATCTCAAGGCAGGCAGATACCTGATCTGCGTATTGAGGATTGAAAAATCCTGCGTTGTAGAACTGCATAGCGAGTTCATTCTGCGAGAGCCTGCTGTAGGAAGAGGATTTCTCCGCTTCTACCTTCACATCAAAAGCAGGGACTCGATAGCCCATATCAATACCGAATTCCGTGCCCTGATCCTGCGGCTGGAGCCCGGCGTTCGAGTACTGGACAAATTCCTGTTCCCCCTGCTCTCCCGTGATCCGGAACTGCCTCGGCATAGAGTAAAACTGCCTGATCAGTTCAATCACCATGGTCACGATTTCCCTGTGTGCGTCGAAAGTGGTGTTGATCTGGTCTCTTGAAGTCTTTCCGGAGCTCTCCTGCATCGCTGCAATCGCGGACGCTGCAGTCACGCCGCTCTGCGTGCCTCCGTTGGTGGCATCGCGGTTTCCGGCTGTCTCCTTCATCTCGTTGATTTTGTTCTCAAGGATGGAGATATAATTGCTGTTCACCATCGTGGGGACATTGATCGGCTGGATGGAGTCCTGTCCCAAGTTGCGGTCCACGTGGACAATGAGTTTGTTCGGGTCTGCAAACTCTTCTTCGTTGACTCCGCCGTCATTGCGAACAAGATACCTGGGAGAGCAGACATGCTGCGCATTCTTCTCGAAAGCGTTGTTGAAAATGTCGATGGAGGCCTGCGCATTCTTGCAGACATCGATGAAGCCGAAGCCAACCGGCATTCCAGCCTCCGGGAAAAGCACGTCGAACACGAATGGGTATTTGCCATGATCGTACAGTCCACGTTCTGCCATGCTTGGACCGGTGACGACATTGACCACCTGTGTGACAGGGAGTCCTGTCTGCGGATCCAGAAGAGCGTTCCCGTTCTCGTCGAATACTGGCTGCTCCTGCGGCTCCGTAGGCGGGTTCACATCATTTTCTGTCGCATAAAGGACCGTATCCCCGACAAACTTGCAGTACTGCAGCGTCATCTTGCCGTTCACCGGCTTCTTGTAGTACCAGTCGATGACCGCAGTCTTTCCTGTCGTGTCGATTGTCTCGTCGTACATGTACTTCTTGAGGATCGTGTCGCTAGAGGCAGAGAGCTGCTCCGCAACCTGCGGGTAGGCCTGCTTCAGCGTGTCATTATCCACAAGCTCGACCGTAAAAATGTTCTTGCTCTTCTGGATGTCCTTGATCCCCGGCTCCCAGAAGATCGAGAGCAGATCCACGTTCTCGATGGAGATGTCCCCGAGGCCGTTGAGCTTGCTCTGGTCCCAGTAGACACCGAAGCACCCGGTGCCGTTCTTGAGCTTGTACCATACTTCATCCGAGTAGACTTTCCGGTATCCGATCTGATCCATCACTACGGGGATGATGGAAGACAAGCGCTGTGCTTCCTCCACGTCTCCCGGCTCTCTTGGCAGGATGTCGCTGTCCGGAAAGCTGTCCATGAAATCCGCGTGCTTGCTGATGACGACATTGAAGAGCCACCCGGACGCAGGCTTCGGGTCATCCATCGTCTCCTCCGTCTGCATCAGATCCCAGTGGCGCATCTTCCACCACTTTTCGTTGCGCGTGATCTTGTCTTCGAGGCGCTGCTTGCCCTGCTTGTACTTCCGGAGCACCTCGTATGCATTGCGGACCTGCTCCTTGCCGATCGGCTGCACCGGCTGTGTGGCTTCCTCCGGATGCTGTGTGATGTCAATAATGTCTGCCATGCTCTTCTCCTATCCGTGCGGGATGAATTTCGCCCGCTGCTTACGTATCCTCTGATTGAGAGGATCATCCTTGATCTCAACCTTTACTTCCTTGCGCTGCGGCTTGATCGGCCTGCTCATGCACTCGTACCGTACTTCGTCGGCTACATGGTCCTCTTGTGTCGTGTCAATGTCCTCTACCTTGTGCTCGTCATACACAAGCAAAGGGATCGTCCGTATAAAAGCCTTGCAGTTGCTGAAGATGTACATCATGGGGATTCCGTTATCATCAAATGCCAGACGGTAATGCACTTGCATCCACCCGGCGATCCGCTCGTGATCTCCCTTGTCGAAATAGATTTGATGCTGCGCAGCTACATCCGCTACGCTTTCCCCGCTCTCCGCGTTCCATATAGCAGGATCTGCTACGCCGAAGATCCGCCTGCCCTTGAGCCATGGGTGCTGAGTCTCGATCTCCCGGATACGCTTAAATTGCTCCTGCGGGGTCCACTTCACGCCTTCGTTCGGGGTCTGCGTGCATCCGTACAGCTCAAGGATGCGGTACAGCCTACCGTCATAGTCCACAGCCCACCACGCGCAGGAGAAAGGCTTGCTGTATCCGAAGTCGTAGCTTCTGCAGATCGTCCACCCTATCGGGATATCGAAGGGCTCGATCACATGCGTCCACTGCCTGTCCTCGTAGTGCTCCGGATCATCCCGGAATTCCTCAAAGACCTGACCGCTGAAGACATCCCATTCACCGTCCAGCCATGCCTTCCGTAGCTTCGGAGGGAGCGCTTCCAGACTCTTGATGTATCCCGGATCTCTCTTCATGAGGACTGTGTTGTCGGTCAGCTTCGCCTGCGTGAAGCTGTAGTCTTCCGGGTACTCGCCGGGCAAATACTTCTTGTCGATGAAGATCCGCTTGATGTACTGGTGCCCCACGCCTCCGGGGTTGCAGGTGAGATAGATGCGTTTGGGATGGTCATTTGCGCCTCTGCAGCACGAGTAAATCATTTTCAGCTCTTCCTCTGTCCACTGCGTCGCCTCGTCTATAAAAATGACGTCCCACTCGATACCCTGCGTCTTGATGACCAGCTCATCCGTGCGCTGCGCAAATACAAATTCGATCACGGAGCCGGTGTTGAACGTCAGGCGCTTCTCCTGCTTGGAGTACTTCGCCACCTTTGCGCCCACAAGCTCCCCCACGAGGGTACGGATGTGGTTCTTTTCGAGGTCAGGGTACTTCCGCCGGAAAATGGCGATCTTGATCCCCTTGTGCTTAAAGGCCAAGAGCTTCGCCTTCGTCTGGATGGACCAGCTCTTGCCTCCGCCTCTTGCGCCTCCGTAGCCTACGATCTTGTGATGATCGAGAAGAAATTTCTTCTGCTTTTCGGAAGGCCTGCCAATGATGAGCTCAGTCTGCATACTCGTCACCGTCTTCGTACCGGATCACGATCTCTGTGCTCTGTGCAGCTTCCGGAGTGCAGCCGTAGTACTCTGCCAGCTTCTGGAGCGCCGCCTGCACATCGCTGACTCTTCGGGTCTTCTTCTTGATCCCCCATGATCCATCTGCGCATCTGCCTTCTTCGATGTCTGTCAGCTCTCCGCTTGCGATCTCCTTGAGCTTCCCGATGATAAAGGCACGCATAGAGGCAGCATCATCTGCAGTTTTCTCGATGACCTTGCCCTGAATCTCGTCGTACCTTGCCCTGACGTTGCCTTGCCGAAAGAGCCTGCACGCCTTCTGAGTGATTGTTTTCTCTTTCATCTTTGACGTGTCATATGCGGCCCGATATGCTGCGGACTGGTTCCCTCCGTTCCTTATGAGCTCTTGTACAAATTTTTCCTGCTTTGCTGTAAGCATAGTCTCCTTGCCCTATAGCCTATATATTGACAAGGAAAAGGCCCACTTTATAGGGCACCCTCTGTGATACAAAAGGAAGAGAGGACCGGGAAAATCCCGATCCTCTCTTTACATTCTCATCTTCTTCCGGTACTTTGCCTGGGCTCTCTCTTCCATGCCCTTTCGGTCTCTATCTATCCCGTCCTCGCTCTCAGCAATTGCCCGGTACACGACGCAGTTCCAGAAGCAGCCCTTGCAGAAGTCCTTTTTGTACACCCGTTTTACCTCTGCATTTTTGAAGTTGATCGTTGTGTGAGTGGCATCGTCTGTCAGTGGGAGGCATCTTATTTCGCAGGATGCCTCCTTGCAGTACATCGGGCATGTCACGTATACATCCTCAGCGAATTTTGTTGACATCCCTTGCCTCCTCAGTTGAATGGCAGCTCCTCATCGATCCCTTCCGGGATGTTCATAAATCCATCTAAGGCAGCGCTAGTCCCTGAACTCTGCGGTGCAGGCGTGCTGTAGTTATGTGCGACGTCATTCGCTGCCCTGCCTTCGCAGAACTCCTGTCCTTCTACTACAACGTCTGTCGTGTAAACCTTGGTACCGTCCTGTCTGGTGTAGCTTCCGGTCTGGATCCTCCCGGCCACACAGATCTTCATCCCCTTGTGGAGATATTTTTCTGTGAACTCTCCTGCCTTGCCGAATGCTACGCAGGAGATAAAATCCGCCGTCTGCTGCCCGTCCTTCTTCCCTCTCCGATCCACCGCAAGAGTGTACCTTGCTATGCACATGGGCTGTGCGTCCTGAGTATACCGGACATCAGGATCCTTCGTTAACCGGCCCATCAATACTGCTTTATTCATTCTTCCACCTTCTCCATAAGTAACGTATCGAACCCTCCTGCCGCATAAATACGCATTCCGTCCCGTTCCAACTTGCAGCCGCCGCACATCTTGGTTACTTCAAATACATCACCGGTTCTTAGTGTTATAGACCCGTGAACGCCAAGATAACTCTCACGGATTCCCAGTTCTACGTTTTCTTTCATCCGCATTTTCATTTTGCTTTTTCTTTCAAGTGTCCGAATCTTCATCTTCGCTTTCCTTATTCCTTTTATCCAGCACATCGGGTGCGGCAAGCTTAGTCATTGCTAACACTCTTTTCAAGCCATATAGTGCCGCAACCTGATTTTCCACGGAGCACCCTCTATAATCGAAATAATTTTCGAATGTGATAAAGTAATCCGCTTCTGCCATCAACCTGATAGAATCGCCAAGGCTTCGAATGCGATCCGCATCGCTTTCAAAAGTCTTCGGCTCATAGGGATTGACTACCTCCAAAGTTTCTCCGGTATATGCTTCCGCCGTTCTCTTCAGTACTTCGAAACTCTTTTTGATGTTCTCTTCCGTTCGTCCCTTCATGGGGCAGGAAATAAAGAGCTTATGCTCCGGAATAACTGGTTTCAGTCGCACTTGATATTCCGGGTCCAAGTTAATCTCATCTTCTGTGATTGTGGCTATGAGCTCCCCGTCTTTGCTTTCAACAATAACTCTCTCGATTCCCTCTAATACTCCGTTCATTTGCTTCCTCCTCTTCCTGCTCGTAGTGATACAGCTTCTCCAGCACATCCTGACGGCCAAACCCATACAGAATGTTGTAGTACACGACTTCCTAGCCCTTTGCATACGACACTGTCCGCGTCACCATGCGCTCCTGCTTTGGTTTGTCTGGCTTCGTTTCGGACTTAATTCGAGCCTCAGCGTTCTCACTACCTTCTGTGTTAAGATTTATGTCCTCAATTACAGCACGAGTTTCCAGAACATATAAATACTGGCCCATAATGCTGGCCTGTTTTCTCAGCAGATCAATCGGACAAGTCGGTGTAAAATCAAGTTTCCCGGCATCATATTTCACAAGCATCCTATGCAGTCTGTCATATTTTCCCTTGAGTTCTTTATATTCGTTAATCATTCTGAGCTTATAATCTTCCATTATGTCTACCTTCCTTTCTCTGTATCATCTCCGCTACATACTCTTCAATTGTTTGCCGCTTCATCTCCGCCCCAATCTATACTCTGCCCGCACACCCGTCACTGTCCCAGTTAGGCTTTTGTGGCACTTGGTAATTTGCCATCTTCTTGAGCTTTACATAATCTTCATCAGTCAGCTTAATCATCATCACTTTCCTCCTTGTACGGCTCCGGAAGCGGCATCCATGCGGTTATCAAGCCCTTAATAAAAGGTTCTTTGCCTTCAAGGCATGTCCATCTTCGATTATCCGACACAAATGCAGTCGTCACCACATTCGTGGATGTAGTGACGATGACCGTTTCATACAGTTTCGGCAATCTCACCTCTACCGGAATCCATCCAAAATCACTCATCGCTTTCCTCCTTGTACGGCTCTGGTAAAGGCATCCACGCGGTGATTTCTATCCCTCTTATACGTTCTCCTTCGCATTCTCCGTATTCTGCTAGGATGTCTTGTGTAGTGCTTGAGTACCAATACCAATCTTCGTTATAAAAAACAGCCGCTCCGGTAAATGGAACATCTTTTATGCTTTTGTAATACGAAGGTGGATTCGGATTCACCCATGTAATAATTACTTCATCCAGATTTTCCGGTAATCTCTCCGTCACCGGAATCCACCGCATTTCACTCATCTTCCACCTCCGGTTTGATCCCACACGATGCTGTATACCCTATCCCGGCAAGCATCTTCCTCAGCTTATCCATGGCCTTCGGCTTGAGCGCATCCGCAAGCGGCATATAAGCTACAACCACGCCGTTAGACACCTCTGCATTTAGGCCCTGATTTCTCAGATAAGCTGCTGCGTCTTCCTTGCTGACTTCATTTCCGATCATTCCGCTTTCTCCGCCTCCTTCTTTCTGTACTTCTCTATGTCCTCTTGGCGGTACAGCTTACAGTGTTCCCAATCAGCATATCCTTCTTTGCCAGCAGTCCATGATGTTTTTCCATCAGCAAACGTCCTGAAAATACAAGATCCGGCACGTTTTATTTCACAAAAATATCTTCTATACTCTTCACCTGTATTCCAAACTATAACCGGCGTATCGACCGGAACTTTCGACCAGTCAATATCTTTTTCCGAATCAAGTACAGGCTGATCAAGCCACTTCATTCTTCGCGCACGACAAGGATCATAAGAATCAGCAGAATAAAACAAACAATTTACACAGTCCAACCCATTGCAAGTTCTAATCTCACCTGTCCTTTTATCAATTGCAAAAAATTTTGCAAAGATTTCTTTCACCTTGTCCGGATCAATTAATTCATATTGTGTCATTTCTTCCTCTCCTTCCAGTTGCTGCAGCCCTTGCTTCCCGTCTCCTTCTGGCAAGAGTACACTTCACACCTCACATGCGTCCCTCGGGGCCGTGCGCCCGGCATGTGGTAATCCGCATACTCGCAGGTTCCGCAGCTCTTTTCTCCGCTCACATCGTCCCCTTTCTGTACGGGCCGTACACCATCTTCGTTCTCTTTCCACACTTCGGGCACTGGTAGTACCTCGAAACCGTGCCCTCACTGTATGACACTGCATGGCACTCCCATTTGTGTGCACAAAGCAACTGCTTGATCATCCTTTTTATTTTCATTCTTCCTTCCCCTGCTCGGCCTCCGCATACAAGACCACAGCCACATCCTCGATAAATTCCTCCGGGATCATGATTCCTGCCTGCTGGCAGATCGAATACTGCACCTTCGCGATACTTCTAATGTCGGCGCCCTGCCGTTCCATGGTTTTCGTAAGCACTTTCAGGAGGTTGGCAACGCCGCCCTGATTTCCGCGAACATTCTTGTAGACGTTCACACATGTCTCGTCCTTTTTCGCTATGCTTTCGATTTCCTGCTTGATGCTTGATTCCATCCCTTTTCTCATTTCCTTTCTTTTCTCAGCGAACCACTTGATATACCGCTGTATCAGCTCCTCTTTTCGTTCGGTCTGCTCATACGCTTTCTCTTTTCCGCCGTAGCAGTCCGTGTAAAAGACTTCGCTCCAGTCTTCCGAACGGAGAAAAAATCTTGCGGCTCCTCTTTTCCGTTTTGAACAGTACCCTTTTGGCAGTTTTACATTCGACAAAGCTGCTATGCTTGCTGTTTTCCCAAGCCACATATCACGCAGTTCCTCGGAAATCTCATACTCTCTTTTTCTTCGCTGATACGCCTGCCAGCTATCACCTTTTACCGCATACAGCGGAAATGGAGGTGTAAGCCTTTTGGAGTTTCCAACATCAGTTACAATGTCGTATAGTGCAAGTCTCTCGTACATGTCTCACCCCAGGTAACTTTTCTGGAACACCTTCATCCACTCCTTGTGCCCCCACTTCCGTTCGAACTCCGTCTGTGCTATTTTCTTCAGCTCCAGATCGAGCTTTCCGCCCGGCTCACAGTGGACTCTGTGGTGGCAGTGTGGACACAGATAGACTTTCAGTCCGTAGTGCTCTGCATTCCTCCGGTTCGCCGTGCCGTGCATCATGTGATGCTCCTGCATGGATCCATACCGGCCGCAGATGTAGCACCGGTCCTTTCTGTTTCCTTCAATGATGCTCTGCATGATATCTTTTAATCGCCATCCGGACCGCATCCCCGGTCACGCCCAGCGCCTCCCATGTTTTGTCCCACGTGAGCCCGATCTCCCGGAGTTTGATCCCTCTTTCGATCTGCTCTGTGCCGAGCTTGCAGTGCGCAGCTCCTCCTCGTGCCCGTGACTTCTGCAGCTGCTTCTCCTGCCGCTTTGCGCTCTTCACGATCCCGGCCGGAAGCGGAGGAATATGCCTGTATTCTTTCGTGGGCGGCAGGACTGTTCCCGGAAGATTGATTGCTCTTACAATTGCCGTCATTTCCCTGTACTCCCCCATCCGCTTACATCGTGTCCGCTCTCTGACCGTCCCAGCTCATCCGCTGTTTCAGGCGTCGCCAGCAGTACCGGGTGAATGACCATCCGGGCAACCTTGTCGCCTTGATCGAAATGGTAGGGCGTGTGGCTGTAGTTGATCATCCGCACCTTGACCGTACCCCGGAAGCCGTGATTGACCACGCCGCCCATACAGCACACTCCGTGATTGACCATAAGCCCGGACTTGCTCTCCATCTTCCCGTAATGCCAATCCGGGATCTCTGGCCTGACCCTCAAGTCCACAACACGCTGATCTGTGTCAGATCCTGCCGGTCCCAATGTAAATTCTTCCGGCGTCCGGAAGTCGATCCCCGTGTCATCGAAATTGGCTCTTTCCGGCATGTAGCCTCCCTTTTCAACCTTCACTTTCACTTTCATTGCTCTTCGCCTCTCTGTGTTCCCGCGCGCTCCATATGCATGTTTCGAAGCCGCAGTTTCTGCCGTCTCCCTTCGGGTAAAATCCGCATTCGCTGCACTGGATCTGATCGTCACACGGGACCAGCTTCCCGTCCTTCAGCGCAATTGCGGAACCGCTACACGCAATATCCAAAATTTCGCTGCTGTGATACTCTCTCTCCGTCATAACCTCTCCTCTCAGTTCGCCAGAAGGCGATTTTCCAGCTCGCTCATGTCGTAGTCTGCCTTCTGCTCAAAATCCCAGCCCTTGGGCCGCTGCGGGCTTGCTCTCTGCTCCTTCAGTCTGTCCCAAGGAATGCCATCATAGCCGGAGGCCACGCTGTCCCGAATCAGAGCTGCTACGCGCTCGCCCCCATACTTTTGAACCGCCTCCTTCGCTCTCGACACAGCGTACTTGAAGCTCGTTTCTGTGATAGGGCGTTTCCCTTCCCTCCTGATTGCGATCCAATCAGACATAGGCTGCGCTACTTCCTGCGTAAGCCCCAGCTCTTCCAGCTCCTCCGCTCCTGCTCTCAAGACCGTAAAGGGGGTAGGGGGATTCTCTTTTACATTTGCATTTGCATTAACATTAACATTTACATTAGCTAGGCTTTGCTTCGCATCTTCTGTAGCGTCGCTAGGGTTTACTACAATTTGCTTCGCACTTTTTGTAGCGTCGCTAGACTTTGCTACAGATTTGCTTGCTTTTGCTGTACCGCCGCTGCGCCCTGCTTCTCTTCTCTGGATGTTCGCATCGATCTGCGGCTTCACCAGAGTCAGGAAGACCTTCGCCATCGGAGTCTCTGCTTCTTCCTCTCCATCAAATGCATATCTGCACAGCGAAGCAATGCATGCTTTGCATTCTTCCGGATCCATATCCAGCAGTGCATCCGCGAAACTCTTGTAAAATACGAAGCTCTGATTAGCCATTGACTGCAAACTCCTTGTACTTTTCCTCGTTCAGTGCTCTTGCGGCTTCCACGTCCGGGTCCCCTCTGAGCTCCGGGTGCTCCGCCTGCACCTTCTGTCTCGCTCTTCGGACCGACTCCATGTTGGGGGCTCCGATCTCCTTTGCCCTGCGGAAGAACTCCGCCGCGGACATGTCAGACGGAACGCCCAGCGCTTCGATCACGCATGAGTAAAGGACGTTATCGCTATTTCTCGTGTAGGGCTTCTCACGCAGCACCGCCTCCACATACTTTTTTACTTCTTTCAGTTTTTCCATAAACCGCCTCTTTATAGACTGCTGTCATCCTTGCTATCTCATCTGGAGTCCTCGGATCGATTCCGCACTCTTCTGCCTCATGGATTGCTCCATCGATGAGCTGCGCCATCTCTTCCGTGTTGTAGGTGTGGCTCCCTCTCACGACCCAGTAGATCGCAAGGGGAGTACCATCCTGCAGATGCACCACCTTTCCGGAAGGCTCATAGTGCTCGCTTTCGCACCTCGTCCAGTCGAAGGACATCGGTTTCACGGACCAGTCGAGGACTCCATCTGTGTAGCTGTTCTGTCCATATTCCTTGAGGAGCCAGTTGTGCTCCTCCGTCTTGCTGACCTTCTTCGCTGCGGCGATCTGGCTGCAGAGCTTCCAGTAGTAGGCGTTGGCCTCCTGTGACCTGTCTTTCCGGAAAGGCTTCAGCACCACCTTCAGGATCTTCTCTTTCATCGTCTCCACGTTTGCCGGGGACTCCTCAAGCTCCAGCGTGACCAGCGTCTTACGACTTGGGAACTCCTGCTGAATGCTCCTGATTTTTCCCTTCATTTGAAGTTCCATTTTCAAGTTTTCCCTTCATCTGCGCCATGAAGTCTGCGTAGGTCTTCTTTGTAACCTTCGGCCACATCCGGAAGGCTGAAATGCTCTTTATGTCTCTTCCGCTGCAATGCTTGCTCCACATCGCCTCGATAATCGAAAGCTCAAGCTCGTTGCAGTACGCTGCATCCATGTCCCACCGGAATACTTCTTTGTTGTTCTTGGACTCGTTTACTACTACGACGTGCGTGATCGTTCCGTCCACCACCTCAAGCTCAGTCACCCGGAAGTGGTCGTAGCACTTGCCTTCATTTGTGACCTTCACCTTGTCTTCGCCCCAGACCGTGGTATTAGGTGCCGTGTAGAGCTCCCTTCCGATGCCCCAATTGAAGCAGGCACGTTTGAAGCTGTCAGATGCCAGTCCCTTCTCTCGCTCCGTGTTGGACTCCGTTCCGGTATCCTCCTTGGAGATCCATTGCTTCTTCTGATCATCCCAGATCATCACGCTGCAATTTGCGTTGTCCCTTCCGTGCATCCGCTGCCAGTTCATGGGGCCCACTGTCTCATCGAGGATGTTCTGGTCAACTCTTGCGTCCTTGTAGAAAAGGAGTGACACGCCGGTGCTCACTTTTCCGTTCTTCTCAGACCTGAGTATTCTTGCCACCCGGACATCGATTTCATCCGGTCTCAAATAACGAAACATTCTTCCCATAGCCTTGTCTCCTTACTGGATCCGCAGTGATTCCGTCTGCACAAGATGAGCGAAACCTAAGTTTTCTCCTGCCTTCAGTGCTGCCGAAATGCCTTTTCGGTCTACCTTCGGCTCCTGCTGAATCAGATACCTCTTCGGGATATTGTCGCTGTCGATTACGACCGAAGGGGCGTTCTTCTGGATCCGGAAGCTGAAGAGCTGCGTCTTGAATTTAACCTTGCCGGTCATGGTCATGGCGTTCTGCAGAGACTTCTTCATCCGGTCCGTGTTGGTCTCGATTGCTTTCTTCCGGGCTGTGAGCCGCTCGATCTCTGCGCTGATGCCTTCCGCATCCGCTGAGAGCTGCCGGATCACCTTCGCGTATCCATCCGCCTTGATCTCGATCTCTCCACCGATGGCCTCCATCGTGTCCTTCAGGACCTCCGGTTCTACGTCCGGATCCTCTGCCATCTCCAAAAGCTGCAGGTACTCATCAGTGAGCTGATATAAGCTTTCCATTTTCTTCCTCCTCTTTCTCTGCGTTGGCCATGCAGTCACCGCAGATGTATGCATACTCGCCTTTAATCCTTGTGTGTGCCCCGTGCGGGACAGGGATCTTGATATCGCCTTGCATGACTCCGATTGGGGCCCCGCAGATGAAGCACCTCATGGTGCCACCCGGAAGGAGAGGTACTCTTCCCCGTCCTTTTTCAGCATGACGGTCATCCCGCCAAGGTCTGAGTACTCTACCTTGATCGCTGAGCCATTCGCCGACTGCATTATGTACTTCAGATCATCCATAAGCTGCCCGACAAACTCGTTCATTAAATCCTTCGGAATTGCGTCTACTATTGTTTTCATGCTATAATCTCCCTGCTAAAGCTGTTTTTTGGCTGTCCGCATGCCCGTGCGGATGGCCTTTTTTATGCAACATCCTCACCGCAGTAGCGCCTGCGGTACTTCCGCTTCCTCTTCTCTTCTGCTCTCTCACGTCTTTCCTTCTCCTCCATGCAGATCGCTCCGGAGAAGCAGAGGATTGCGAGCATCAGAAGTGTTACCCCGATGCAGTGGGCTCCGAAGATCGCCTCTGCAATCACTGCATATGCTGCGCAGGTCACTCCTGCAGGTCCAAAAACTCTTTCCATTTACTTCCCCTCAAAAAACAGTTTCATATCATCTGCTTCGAAGTGGATCACCCGGTTCAGGGCGATCAGCTCATCCCGTGTCCATGTCCCGTCCCGCATCCGCTTTCTGTAGGTAGATGCGGGGATCTTCGTCTTCCGGACGAGATCTCCGGTTCCAAGCCCCGCAAGAGCTGTCCGGGACCGGATCGCATCCGCGAAGGTTGCAGTGTGCTTATTCATAGCCTTTTTCCCTCATCCAGTCGTGATACTCCTCAGACAGTCCTGCGTCTGAAATCAGTAAAAGAAGTGCCGTATATTTCGCGGATCGTCTTATTTCCGCTGCGCGGAGGCTCTCTACTGTTGGCGCTATTGGAGACATGTAGTCAGCAGCGTGATTGAAAATCCGATTTTTCAAATCGTCGTACTTCGAATCCTTCTCTGTGTTCTTCTCCTCCTGCGGCTCTTCGGCTGCCTTGTCTTCCTTCTTCTCCTGCGGTTCTTCGGGGAAAAGCTTGCTCAGAGCCTCGCTCGTTTTCATGGCCATAACCGCGGCAGCAAGTTCCTTACTCTGTGTGAGGGACATCACATTGATCGCTGCTGTAGTAATTGCGACGACTTCATTTGCAAAGTCGAGGGCGGAGATCACCCCTCTTTTCTCTCTAAGCTCTTTCTCCATCGTGTCAAAATCTTTCATTTCTGTTCCTCCTTTTGTCCTCGATATTGGTGATGTACGGTTCCCGGTCTACCGGGAGAGCTAAAATCCGGATCTTACTCATAGCCCTTCTCCTCCTTCCAGGCGCAATACCCAGCTTCCAACTCCGCATCTCTGACCAGACCGAACAGAGCGTTAAACTTGCCATATGCCTCCGCCGAAGGTTCTGCTGCGTACTGCTCTACCGCGAGATGCGCCTGCTCAAAGAGCAGATCCTTGAGCGCCCTCAGCTCTGTCTTTTCTGCAGGCTTCTCAGCATCCGGCTCCTCTTCCTTTTTCTCCGGGAAGAGCTTCTTATAGGCCTTCACAATCTCCATGGATGCGGAAAGC